ACGGTAGGGACCGTATTTCCAGAGCGGGTCAAATGCTGCATGAGCTGCCTTTTTCCAATTGCGCAACTCCGAATTTGCCAAGCGGCCAAGGGGTTTGTCAGACCCCTTGTGTACGCCGACATAGGCACCGCAGCGAGGGCAGAGGTAAATCATGCCGAAGCTGTGGCCGTGGTAAACCACCGAACTGTCTACGAAGTCTGCGGGCGTTCCGCAGTAGTCGCAGATGACGATTCGGCCTTTCATCGTGACCATTCCTCCTTGTACCGGGCCAACTGCTCCGGGGTATCCGTCTCGATACCCAGAGCCTTGGCTTCATCAATCGCACCGTCAATCAGGTGTGAAAATTCTTTCGTGTCCATCTTGCTGGTGTCCTTGTAAACCAAGTAGCAGTTGAACCATTTTCCGTCCTCTTCCCGCACATCAAAGCAGCGGGTGTATTTGTAGAGGTCGTGAACATCCACGCTGACCGGAAGTTTGAAGCCCACGGTGCAGCCATCCTTATCTCTCGCAACCGTGCCGTAGGCCACAACCAGCCGCTCTTTCACAAGGTCGTCCGATTCGCCAGTTTCGGCGGCGATCTTGTTGACCAGAACATGGAAGTAGGCGTTTGCACTGTGGCTGCGCTTGTTGCGGTGCTTCTTGATTTCAATGTCCAGCAGCGGCTCCTGATTCAGCTTGTCCCACAGACTTCGGAAATCAGAATCAACTTCCAGCGTGATACGCTGCTTACGGTTCAAACTGAAACTCATATCGACCAGCCGCCCGGTCATAAGGCTTTCCAGTGCTCCTTGAACACGTTCATCAGACCGAAAGCATCCAACCAGTCGAAGAAGTCCGAAATGATGGGGCAAATATCCGGCGTTTCATCCCTGCGGTAGCACTCCGTCCAAACGTCCATGCCATTGCTGACAAGGTAGGAAAACTGCTGTGCCTCCGGGATGAGCAGCATATAGGTAGGGTGCTGAGTGCTGGAATAGAATTTCCCGCGCTCATAGCCCTTACTGAACTTGATGTCGTAGATGGTGCCAGCCTTGAGGGCATCGAGGCGGCCATACAGGACCACATCCATACCGCGCACCCGAATGGTTTTGCGGGACTTAAACTGCAACTGCCCGCCTTTGATGATGGCGGCAATCTGCCCGGCGGCCCAGTTCCACGGATTATTGGGGTCGTCGCGGCCGTTGACAATGGAGGTCACAAGGTTCTCAAAGTCAATTCCGTTCTGCATAGCCTCCGTCCGGGGCGTAGGCTCCCGGCGCAGGACCAGCATAAACTCTGCCAGCGGGTCGCCCTCGGTGGTCAAATCCTCGTAGGGATTCTCCCGGATGAGGTGCAGCCACGAGGACAGCAGCGAATGAGTAACAAGGTATGCAGCCATTACTGTGCCTCCTCTGCGGGCTTGTACTGGGCAGCGGCCGTATCAAAAGTCAGGCCGAGAGCGGCAATCTTGGCTTTCCACTGGGCATTCAGTTCCTGACGGGAAGTCAAGTGGTGCTGCAGAGCCTTGAACGGCGGCATGGCAGCGTTGGCGGTGTCGGCATCCTTGATGCCAGCAATAATCTTGCTGCCCTCTTGCATGACCTGCTCGTAGGCTTCGTTCTCCTTGGCATTTGCAGCCACTTCCTCGGCGGCCTTGCTGTTGTACTCCTCAAACAGTTTGGTCAGGAAGTCGTTCGGGCTGCCGGGGCCGAGGGCGGGAATCTTATAGACACCGTGGATGCCGCGGGTGCCCTTGGCAAAATACTTCTCACAGTTGGAGAAACCAATGGTGCGGTCGTTGCCGTACATTTCCACGAAGCCGCCCAGATCCATAGGCTCCCACACATTGTTCTTGGTCTGGCCCTCAACCTTGATGCGGAGACGGGTGTTATCGCCGTCCTTTTCCTCGGTGGCGTGGAAGACCACCACGATGTTCTTCTTCAGCTCGTAGAAGCAGTAGTCCATCAGCCGGACGAACTCGCGGCCAACAAAGCCATAGCCCTTGAGGGACAGACTGCCGTCCCGCTGACCATACTTGGGGTTCTGCTTGATAGCCCACAGGCCCATCAGGGTGATAAGCTTGCCGGCGGTATCGAACACCAGCGTCTCGAAGTCCTTGAGGTTCTCCGGCTTCAGGTCATTCAGAATTTCGTCATAGCTGCGGGGCTGGATGTACGGCATACGGTAGCGAGGCTCGATACGGTCAATGCCGAAGTCGCAGTCGATGTGCAGCGGGCGGGGTGCGGACAGGGCCAGCGTAGACTTGCCGATGCCGGGATAGCCAGCAATAAGCATCCGAATCTTCTTTGCGCCGTCCTGAATGTCGTTGGGATTGCGAATCATAATGTTTACTCCTTTTCAGCTGATAGGTTTACTTGCGAAACATGACGTACTTGCCGGTGGTGCGGTTGACCAGCTCCATGAAGTCCGGGCCATCCCGGACACAGAGGTACAGACGGAAGTCCCAGCCCTGTGCGGAAAGGGCTTCTTTCTGCTTGCGGGTCAGCTTTTTGCCTCTTACTTTCAAAAAATCACCCCCTCCTCGGCCTTGTTGACAGCGATGTTCAGAGTGATGGTCTCCCGGCAGCGGAGGCCGAAGTTGCCGCCCGGGCCGAACATCTTGGTTTTCTCGAACTCCCTTGCGCTGTACACGCTGGAGCAGTTCAGGATATTGGGAATGCGGTCGGGATGCACTGCCCGGAATGCCTGACACGCCATCTGGTAGTTGGGTGCCCAAACCTCCGTCCACCCACCGCAGTACGGCTGGACATCATCGGAACCGTAGGTGAAGTAGAATTTTTCCAGATCCATCATTCGGCCTCGCTTTCGTCCTTGATGCTGATGCCGAGCGCGAAAAGCAAGAGAATCAGGTTGGTTTTATCATCCTCGGTCAGGCTCACAAAATCACGCTCGCCGTCCACAAAGCCCTCGCCGAGAATCACGGCGTTGCCAGCAATGGGCTGACCGTGTTCCGGCGTGCCATAGAGGATGCTGGCAATGTTATTGACGGGGGAGCCTTTCAGCAATCCCTCATCATCTACCACCATGCAGAGGCCTTCCGGCAGATACTTGGGATGAACCACCTCGATGTAGCCGCCGACTTCTTTCTGGAGGCTGTCCAGCAGCGGCTCGCCGAAGTTCTTGAACTGCATCCGATTCTCGGTGTCAAACACCAATCCTTTCATAAAAATCACTCCTTTTCCGGGAAGCATTCGTTGACTTCCCATGCGTCTGCGGCCTCTATGCAGCGGTCACAGCCTACGATCGTTCCATCCTCGGCGCGATAGATGGTATCGCACCGCTGGTGGCAGATGGGGCACACGGGAGGATCAGGGTAGCCAGCCTCCGCATCAGTCCTCGGATACAGCATCAAGCACCTCCCGCAGCTTCCGGCCCATCCAGCGGCCTACATCATCGAACATCCCCATGCTGTCCAGCCAGACAAACAGGGCTGCGATAACAGAGGTCACAGCAAACTGCGCCGCCGGGGCACGAGCTGCTGCCTGTTCGGCGGTGATGCCGTACACGATCATCAGAATCCGGGTCATTCCTTACACTCCCTTTCTTTGCGAGCCTTGCGGGCAGCCGTTTGGGCTTCCAGCTTCTCGCGGTTCCCGGGCTGGGCGATGAATTTTTTGAATCCCGCCAGCGTCACGCGGCCAAAGCTCTCACCGACTTCCGGGGGAATATCGGCCACGTTGATGTGAATTGTGGTGTCCATGTGGTCCTCCTGTTTTGAAGTAGGCAAACAGTCTACTTACAGAGCAAAAAAAATCTGCTCCATTTCCTCCGTTCCGATGTGGAGCAACTCGCACAGACTTTTAATTTCAGGTGCGGTAAAATCGGTTTTATTCCGAATTTTGTTCAAAAATCCCTGATATGAAAGGCCAATGCGATTTGCAATATACTTCATCTTGTAGCCGGAGGCATCAATCTTTGCTTTGAGCAAAGTGGTATTGGTCACAGTAAGTTCACCTCGCTTTCCGTTCGGCGTAGACCGGTTGTCTACTGGGCGTATATTACCACCTCGTAGACCGAATGTCAACTATTTTTTTGAAAAATTTGAAAAAATGTTGACCTCATGCCTACGCCGTATTATAATTGCATCAGAAGAATTTAGGGGGATGCAAAACCATGACCATCGGACAAAGAGTGAAAATTCGACGTGAAGAATTGGGGATGTCCCAAGAAGAACTAGCAAAGAAAATCGGCTATAAGTCGAAATCATCTATCAATAAGATTGAGCTTGGCTTCCGTGTCCTCACGCAGTCTAAAATCAAGGCTATTGCTGATGCACTTGATACGACCCCGTCTTACATCATGGGATGGGATGAAGAAGCCAGCCGGAATGAGTGGGCTTCGAAATTCCGCGACAGCGTGATGCAGATTTTGAATAATGCAGATCCGGCCGACTTAGAGGCTGCGGGTATCAGCGTTCAGGAAATCGAAGAAGAACTGAGCGGCAGCGACTCTATTTCGTTGGTGACGGCCTGCGCCATTGCGGATGAGCTGGGCGAGTCGCTGGATTCTCTGCTGGGCCATACTCCCAAGGAAATGATAAAGGCCGCCCTCCAGCAGGAGGACGGCCAAACGGCTGAAATTATTGAGCTGCTTCTTGATTTACCGGCAGATCGGCAGCAGGAGGCGTTGAGCTATCTTCGTTACCTTTCAGGGCGTGCAGAAAAATAAGCAATCGCTCCTTATCAGCATCCGACAGTTTTTTGATTTTGGCAAAGATATCCGACCATTCGCTCGTAGTCATACGGCATGGCTCCTTTCTCAAATTTACTGTCGGCAGCAACTGAATTATATCAAATATGCACCCGCTTTTCAGGGATTCGTAGAATTATACCGAAAATCGGAAAAATATTGCGAATTTTGAAGAAGATAATCGTGAGGTGATGGTTGATGGCCCGAAAAAAGAATATTGCTGCGGGTCAGAATGCCGTCATTTATGCCCGCTATTCCTCCCACAACCAGCGAGAGGTCAGCATTGAGCAGCAGGTCAGAGAGTGCATGAAGCACGCTGCCGAGCTGGGGCTGCACGTCGTTGGAACCTATGAGGACAGGGCCATCAGCGGCAAGACCGATAAGCGGCCCAACTTCCAGCGAATGATGCGGGATGCTGAAAAAGGCAAATTTCAGGCGGTTGTGGCATGGAAGTCAAACCGCATTGGCCGCAATATGCTTCAGGCAATGGTCAACGAGGCCAAACTGGAAGACTGCGGCGTGAAGGTGTTCTACGCCGAGGAAGATTTTGACGATACAGCCGCCGGGCGTTTCGCATTGAGGAACATGATGAATGTGAATCAATTCTACAGCGAGAACATGGCGGAGGACATCACCCGGGGGCTGTATGATAACGCCAGCAAGTGCATGGCGAACGGTCGGCAGCCCTTGGGCTACAAGCGGGGTGAGGATGGCCGTGTGGTGCTGGATGAAGCGAATGCGGCCGTTGTGCGGGAAATATTCACCCGTGTGGCTGCTGGTGACCTGTTCGTGGACATTGCGCGAGATCTCAATGCCCAGGGCATCAAGACCAGCAAGGGAGCCAACTGGAACAAAGGCAGCTTCCAGAGTATTTGCCAGAACGAGCGGTACCGGGGCATCTACATATACGGGGATGTCCGGGTGGCCGATGGCATTCCACGCATAGTGAGCGATGATTTGTGGTACAGGGTACAGGAGGCCATGAGGATGAAAAAGAATCCAGTCGGAACCCGGCACCGTGTCGGGGCAGAAGATTATCTGCTGACCGGGAAGCTGCGCTGCGGGCATTGTGGCAGCTACATGACGGGCGTATCTGGCACCAGTAGAAACGGCGAGCTGCATTACTACTACACCTGCCAGAAGCGGCGCACCGAGCACGCCTGTGACAAGAAGAACATCCGCCGGGATGTCATTGAACCGGTTGTGGCTCAGGCCATCAAGATGTACTGCTTGACCGATGATGTCATTGCGTGGATAGCAGATCGGACGGTCGAATACTGGGAAAAGCACGACAATGACCTCCAGATTGAGGCGTTGGAGCAGCAGTTGGAGGAAAATAAAAAAGCCACCTCGAATATGCTGAAAGCCATCGAGATGGGGATTATCACAGAGGCCACCCGCACCCGGATGGTCGAGCTTGAGACTGAGCAATCCCGGCTGAGCGTCCAGCTGAATGTGGCCAAAGAGGATGTCGTGAAAATCGACCGGGAGCAAATCATCTCCTATCTGGAACTGCTGCAGCAGGGCGACATCCACGACCGGGATTTTCAGATGGAGCTGTTCAAAAACTTCCTCGTGGCCGTCTATGTCTACGATGATAACCGCATGAAGCTGGTGTTCTCCTGCATGGGAGACCAGAATAGCGTCGAAATTCCTTTGGAAACCGGAGAAGACCCGCCCGATGGCGGGCTGTCACCGGATGCTAAAATGTTCGTTTTGACTCCTGATAGCTCCACCAAAAAAGCACTGTACTTCGTAGGAAGTATGGTGCTTTTCTTTTTACTGAAGCCGATTTTTGGGGGCTGTATTGCTTCGCCCGCACCATTTTCAGGCTTTTGCAGGCAGTTCCTATACACCCCCCTATTTTTGACTTTACATCGTTTTCAAAAAAGAATGTTTGTAGCCCGGCTGTTCAGCAGACAGCTGCATCATCCCCCTCAATGTACCGCGTAAGATCAAAGTTGCCTTTTCGGGCATAATCTTTGTCAGGCTCAGGAGCTGAACTGCTCCTCTTCCATCTACGGTGCGCTCAGCGGGGGCGCACCGTTCTTCTTTCCTCCAGCTTTTTGATGGCCCACGCACCCAGCCAACCGCAGGCAGTGCCCAGCACCGCGCCGCCCAGAATATCCGTCGGAAAGTGGACGCAGAGGTACATCCGGGAGAACGCGATCAGCAATGCCAGCGGCAGCGCTGCCATTGCCCACTGCCTTTTCCCTGCCAGCCAGAGGGCCGTCACCGACGCGAAGGATGCCGCCGTGTGCCCCGAGGGGAAGGAGAAATCCTCCGGGCGGGGGATAAGAAGCTCCACCTCCGTGAGGATGTCGCAGGGGCGGATGCGGCCCACCATCGGCTTGAGAAGGATATTGCAGAGGACGGCGTCGAAGAGCAGTGCCGCCGCCAGCACCCAGCCCGCCCACCGCGTCCCGCGGAAGGCCAACAGCAGAGCGGTCAGCGCCAGCCAGACAAAACCGGAGTCGCCCAGATGGGTGAAAAAGCGCATGACTCCGTCCAGCGCAGGTGTGCGCAGGGCTTGCAGAGCGTTCAGGAAAGTGAGTTCGGCGTTCATGAAGTTTCCTCTTTCTCGTTTCGTTCTGTCTACAGGATACCATCTACAGGATACCAGAAGTTTGTGAACAAAAATCGACCAAGTCTTAAACAGTCATTATCGCAATTCACCTTTTATGCACCAGCGTTGAATCGCATATCACAAATATGCTGTTTTCATGCTGCACTATCGCAATTTTCAAAAATAGTGCCTATCAAAACGGCATCTTTGCGATATGCAGTTTGCGGATGTTGCTTGTGCATTCAAAACGCAAACTGCTATAATTCTTGCCTTGCGATAAAATGGCTTTTCCTGCCGGAAAGCTCTCTTGATGAGAGTCCCATTTCACATGGCCAAAAGCACGGCGGAGGAGCTTTGCTTCCAGTAAAAAACAAACGGGCCAGAAAGCGATGCTTCCTGACCCGTTTCTCTATGCCGGTGGTGGGGGTCGAACCCACACGTGTTATTAGCACAAGGGATTTTGAGTTTTTGTCCTCATCTTCCATCTG